CTGGAAGCTGCATCCCGATGTTGAGATGGCGCTGCATGGTTACCGCCCGAAATACTATATCACCAAGCCAAGCTTCGGTACGCCGAGCATCGTCGATCTCATCGCTGCCATCAAGAGCGACGATATGGAGATCGAGCTCATCGGTCTGTGCACAGACATCTGCGTCGTATCCAACGCGCTGCTGTTGAAAGCATTCTTCCCGGAAAACGAACTCAGCGTTCGCTCCTCCTGCTGCGCCGGCGTTACGCCAGCCTTGCATCAGGCCGCGCTCGACACGATGCGTTCCTGCCAGATCAATATTCTGTGAGGCGGCTATGAGTGATTACACATTCGATGCAGTGAAGGCGAGAGACAACCTCGTTGCCGCAATACAAAACCTCGCGAAAGAGCAGAATTTCTCTCGGGTCGTCATCGGCATTTCAGGCGGCAAGGATTCTACCGTTGCCGCCGCGCTGTGTGCCCGTGCCCTCGGCCCGGACAACGTGTTCGGTATCCTAATGCCTGACAGGCAGCAGCGTGAAGACGATTTTCAGGACAGTCTGCGCGTATGCGAAAGCCTGCACATTCCGTATCGCACTGTCAACATTTCTCTGATACACAAAGATCTGCTCAGCGCGGTCAGCGTCGGAGCCGGCGGGCCGTTCAGCTCCGATCTCTTCTTCGACCTTCTCGATCGGGAAAGCAAGCTCTACTATAACAAGACAGCGGATATTAACGTTGGACCCCGTCTGCGTATGACGGTGCTCCGTTATATCACGCAATCGATCGGCGGTCGCCTCGTCGGCACAGGCAACCTGTCTGAAAGCACAGTTGGCTACTGCACCAAAGACGGCGACACGTCCTGCGATTTCTCGCTGCTCGGCAAGCTCACCAGCAAAGAGGTCGTCGAGATCGGTTTGACAATGGAAGAGCTGCCGCGAGATCTCGTGCTGAAAACGCCGTCCGATGGATTGTGCGGTATTTCGGACGAAGAGAAGCTGGGCGTTTCCTATGAAGCGATCCACAACTATATCCGCAACCCAATCGACGTCAACCACCCGGTCAATCAGAAGATCGCTCAACTCGAAGCGGCGAGCCGCCACAAGCGGGCGATGCCGCTGGTATTGGATCCATTTGTATGATCAAAGAAAAGGTAGCGTTCTATGGCGCGTTTAATCCGCCTACATGGGCGCATGTTCACATCGCGCAGGCTGTGCAGAGGCAACTCAGTGACATAGGGAACATCAAAGAGATTGTCTTCGTACCTTCGCAGGCTGATTACATCCTCAAGGAACAGCATAAAAACCTGGCCTTCAGGTCTTATGATCGTGCGGTTATGTTGATGAGGCTGTGCAGCGTCATGAAAAACATGCACGTAGCCGTCGTAGACATAACTGCAGATCAGCAGCCTCGCACCTATGAAAGCCTGTGTATGCTCAGAAATCGTGGTGAAAACTGCAGCCTGCTGATCGGAGCCGACCAGTTGCTTACCTTTGAAACAGGCTGGAGAAATCCAGATAAAATACTGAAAGAGTTTGGCTTAGTCTGCGTGTCTCGTGGTGACGTAAACGCACACGAGATCATCGAGAAAAGCCCTCTTCTGCAGGCGCACATCAACAATATCGCAGTTGTCGATGTGCCCGAAAAAATCAAGGACATCTCGTCTACAAGGATACGTGAAATCCTCATGCGGAAGACTATAGACGAGAAAGCGATGAAGGAGCTGGAAGCGCTGATGCCGCCAATGCTGATCGGCTATGTGATGAACAGCTACGAACGCGCCATCAAAGGAGAATAATATGGCATTGCCTTATATTATTGAATCACTGCTGGACACCGATTTGTATAAGTTCAATATGAATCAGGTGATCTTTCACAAACATACTGATTTGTGTGGCGAGTATGATTTCAAGTGCAGAAACTCCGGCGTCATCTTTACGCCGGAGATGCTACAGGAAATCGAACGCCAGGTAGACCATCTGTGCACCCTGCGGTTTACCGAGGAAGAGCTCAACTATCTGCGCACGATCCGGTTTTTAAAGCCGGACTACATCGAGTTCCTGCGGCTGTGGCACCCGATCCGTGACTACGTGTCGATGTCGCTGTCCGAAGACGGCCAGCTCTCCGTCACGGTGCACGGTCCGATCTTCTCCTGCATGCAGTTTGAAATCTACTTGCTGGAAATTATCAACGAAGTGTATTTCCGCATGGAGTATGATTACGATAAGCTCGTCGCCTCCGCGCAGCTGCGCCTCGACAAGAAGATCGAAGCCTTCCAGAAAGGGATCTACAACTTCCGTTTCGCTGAGTTTGGCTGCCGTCGCCGCCTGTCCCGTGAGTGGGAAGACCACGTAGTCAAGACCTTCGCTGAAAAGACTACAGCCATGGTAGGCACGTCCAACGTCTACCTTGCCATGAAATACGGTCTGAAACCCATCGGCACCTATGCACATGAGTATGTGCAGATGTATCAGGGCATCGACAAGATTCCGCTGGCATACACCAACTACTACGCCTTAAAGGATTGGTACAACGAGTATCGCGGCGATAACGGAACCGCTCTGACGGATACGATTACCACTGATCTGTTCCTGCTGGACTTTGATCGCTCGATGGTCAACAACTTCACCGGCGTCCGTCATGACAGCGGCAACCCCATCAACTGGGGCGAGAAGATCATTAAGCACTATGAGAAATACGGCGTCGATCCGAAGACAAAAACGCTGCTGTTCAGCGACAGCCTGAACTTCAGGAAGGCGCAGAAGCTGTATGATTATTTCAAGGATCGCACCAACGTCTCCTTCGGCATCGGCACCTATGTTTCCAACGATACTGAGGTGGATCCGCTGAACATCGTCATCAAGCTGCAGCAGGTCAACGGCAATCCGGTTGCAAAGCTGTCAGACAGCGACGGCAAATCGATGTGCCGCAGCCCTGAATATCTGGAATACCTGCGCTCTGCGGTCAACTTCAGGCTTGCAAGGCAGAGCTAATGAAAACTGTACAATCCGCTCTGAACAAATGGAGTTAATAATCTATGCATGGAGAACCATACGACCCTAGAGATTACCCTCCAGATGATCCATTTTGGACAGAACCAACAGAACAGGTGGTTGTAGAATGCAAGGATTGCAAATACGGTGAGCAGTGCGTACCTCCGTGCGAAGATCGCTATTGCATAATGTATGATTGGCGTCATCCTGGATGGTGGTACTGCGCAGATGGAGAAAGAATCAAGTAGCATTTTAAGCGGTGGCGGAATAGGTAGACGCTCAACTCTACAAAATATCATCAGACAGCCCGTGTAGAGATATTCGCCGATTGGATGGTCATGTGAGGTGCAAATCCTCACCCGCTTAACTTGAATAGGAGTTTAAAGAAGGTTGGACTATGAAACTATTGATTCTATTCGCGATGGTATTTGCTCACATTGTGGACGATTATTATTTGCAGGGTATTCTTGCAAAAATGAAACAAAGGAAATGGTGGGAAGAAAATGCTCCGGATAAAATGTATCGGTACGATTATATCGTAGCTCTGATTGCGCACGCTTTCTCTTGGAGTTTTATGATCACCGTTCCGACATTATTGGTCAGCAATAAATATTTCACAATGTGTATATTTATGATTATAAATACCATAATTCATGCTTATGTCGATAACGAAAAGGCAAATAATAAGCATATAAATCTGATTGTTGATCAGCTTTGCCACATGGTTCAAATAATCGGTTTATGGGTGGTTGTTTTGATTTAAATAGAGTCGTATATCTGAAAGGAAACTAAAAAATGACTTACATCATTGACCCGTCTGTATTCTATTGGATTAACGTGTTCGGGATTTTGCAGACCGTGCTCGCTGTTCTAGGCAGCTTAGGCTTGATCGGCGGAATTATCGCACTAATATACGGATGGTGTGAAAAAGCGAATGCCTATGATAGAGAATACGACAGAGCGGCCGGAAAGTATAATTACGTTATTAATGATAAAGAAATGCAGGAGGCTTTGAAATGGATTAAGCTTGGCAAAATATTATCCGTAGTCTCCGTGATATTTATCATTGCTACCATCTTCATTCCTGGAAAAGCAACAAGCATCGAAATGTTGATTGCCAAAACCGCTACGTTTGAAAATGTCAGCATGTCGGTTGAGAGCATTAAGGAACTCATCGATTATATTGTAACGGCAATCAAGTCTTGCGTTTGAGAATATAACACTTTGGGGGCATTGCCTCTGCTCTTAGCAGATGATTGATGGGTGGCGATGTTGCGCAGAAACGTCAGAGGGAACACTGCGCATTAAAATAGGAGAATAAACAAAATGGATTGTCCATGGTATTTAGGGTTTCAGGCCACAGAAGAATGCCTCAAAACATGTACCATTACAGAAGAAAACCGGGATTATTCGATATGTCCCGAAAGCACCAGCGAAGATGACGCTTATATGGACATACCATAAATAGACCCTTAGGGACGAGCCACCTTGTCAAAGCCGTAGTGCGTGGCTGTAAATAACGGACGGCGTGGTTCATGGCAGACTGTTGGGAGAAGGCTGGGTCTGCTGATTAAAATAGGAGTTTATAACATGAAAGCAATTATAACATTTAACAGTCGTCTTGAAATTGATATTGATGACAAAATGCGAGATAAAATAGTTTCGGAAGACGAACAAGTCTTTCAGCTAAAAAGCCTGTTAGCGGAAGAATGCGATTGCGAGCATGTTGAAATAAGCGAATATCACATAGAACTTAAATAAGGCTATATTTCGTACAGAAATTCTGTATAAAATATAGCCTTATTTTTTACCCTACCAAGTTATCTACCGTGATCTTGCATCTCAACGTTTTTACATAAGTTATTAGAAATTATGACCAAAGATCAAACAATACACAAGGAGCGTGATCTTATTTCCGAATCTCAGCTTGAACAGTCTATCCTTCTTCTTGCCAGCCATCCGGCGGTTGACAAGATCCCTCCTCTCGCCTATACTGAGGCTGACTTGGAGCTGGTTGCGCACAACGCAGCGGAAATCGCTGTGCGCATCTTCCGGGCAGAGAAGCTTGACAACGCTATACAACTTGCTTCTGGCATATCTGAAGGAGAAGATATGTCAAAAGAAATCCGTCGCGTCATCATCGGGTTCAACGATGACGGCACACCCATTTTCAAGCGCTTAACCGCCGCCAACGCCTACGATATGAATGACCGAATCGTCGAAGAATACGTGCTGAACGGCAGGATTAAAGAATTTCTTGACGTTAAGGAAAGAAAGAACTCCATCTTATTCAAGGAATACGCACGCAAATGGTTTAACACATACATCGTCATCAAGAAGCCAAGCACTGTTGCCACATATAAGAAGATCCTGAAAGCTATCGAGCCGGATTTTGGAGAGATGGTCCTTTCTGCCATCACAACAAACGATATTCAGGAATACCTGAACAAAAACAAAGAGCTGTCCAAGAAAACTCTGAAAGAGCGCCTTGCGAGAATCGCTCAGATCATGGAGAGCGCAAAGGAAGACGGCTATATTCAAACCAACCCGGCCAAAAGCAGACGCCTCGTGATACCTTCCGACAAGGTTGTAACCCGCGAAGCGATCCCTCTCGACGTTGTCCGAGCCGCTATACAAAAATCCGCACAGCTGGATGAGAAAAGCAAGCGTCTCCTGCTTCTTCTGATCACCACCGGCGGCCGCCGGGGCGAAGTGCTTGGCTTGCAATGGGGTGACATTGACACCGAAAAAAACGTCATCCATATCCGCCGCAATGTGACCCACGCCAACGGCAACGTGCCTATCGTCGGCACGCCAAAAACATCGGCCGGCTTTCGCGATGTCCCGTATGAACCGGCGATTCGTTCCGTCATTGACCCCACAGACAAACAAAAAGACGCGTACATTCTCGACGGCGAGACGCCGGATAAGCCCATGACGATGACGATGTACAACAACACATGGCACCGCATCGTCAAAGCCATCCCAGAACTCAAACCATACTCGGCTCACAGCTTCAGGCACACATACACGACCCTATTGAGCGAGTACACCGACGCCTCTCCCAAAACCATTCAGGCCATGGCCGGTCACAAAGACATCCGTACGACAATGTCAATTTATGAACATGCCCGGCAGGAAAAAATAGACAAAGCCGGCGCAGATATACACAACTTACTTTTCGCCTAAATGACACTGAAATGTCATTTTCATCATACCACGAAATTACCTGCTACCACTGAGCTAATCGCAGCATTTTTCCACCAGTTTTGACACTAAAATGTCACTAAACCGCTGTTTTTACCCATCTGAGCCCCCGCATAAAAGAAGAAAGCCCTTGATTCACAAGGACTTTCTCGACGTGGAGCATAGGAGACTCGAACTACAGTCAGAGCAAGTTTTAATAGCGTTGTCATACTTCGATGTAAACACAAGAAGGCTAAGAATTTTAACTTATGTTTACATCAAAGCATGGCTTATCACATAATCCCAAAGCGTATTAAAAAGGGGCGCCCCATCAAAAGGGCGCCCCTATTTTTTCAGATTTTCTTCATAAGATATTTGTCTAACGCTTCAGCTGCTTCTTCCATTTCACCTGTGTTGCCGTTATGAATCGCATGATTCAGCAGAGCTTTGGTAGCCTGGCATTGTACACGATTCATTTCCCTGATGTTATCAATTTCGGCAGTATGCGTATCGACAGTAATCTTCAGTTCTTTGAGTTCTTTGCTTGTATCGCCATGCGGTTTACGGATTTCTCTGGTTGTTTTAATCACGTTGCCGACGAGGACATAGAGACCCATAAAAGCAACAAGAACAATCAAAAATATTAGAAAGTTATTTCCTTCAAATACCACTTTGATGTTATCCATGACGCTATCTCCCTTCTATCGACAACCGTGAGGTTGTCAATTACTCGTCGCCTTCGTCGACAAACTCCGTGTCGGCGTCAGTCTGCTTACCAAAAACCCGTTTGACAGCGTCAAAGCCACCGTTAGCCGCCAGAGACACAGCAATCGCGTTGACCGCATCTAAAACAGCCACATCCCACGACGTCAGCTGGCCAGTAGCGAACTGGCCGACGATCATAATAATGACCGCGAACACATAGCTGACGATCTGGGTAGGAATTTTCTGCGTGATCGGCTTCACCATCTGTGTCAGTAAGCCAGTCGCAGCAACGCAGCCAGCAAAGCTCAGTAAATAGTCCCAAGTAAAGAATGTATCCATAGTTATTTCTCCTTTTACAGATAAGTGTACTCGACGATTGCAACGTCTACATAAGGTTCCTTGTACTCCGGTTGTGGGTCTGGGCCTGGATCTGGCGTTGTTTCAGGAAATAGTGTTAACAGTCGTAAGACTTTTCGCAGATCCAGTTTCCGATCAAACATCATAGTATAAGCGATAGCTTGTTCAATCGTCATATACGATCACCACTTTAACCAACTCCTTCCGGTGTATAAGCTTCATTCAAAGCTTGCCATGTCGCAGGTCCGACAACGCCGTCCTTTGTTAAGGCGGCGTCGGCCTGAAACTTTTTTACAGCGGTTTGAGTTTTTCGGCCGAAGACACCGTCTACAGTGCCGCAATCGTATCCAAGCTTATTCAACATATCCTGCAATTGCGCAACCTGTAAGCCGCTGCTGCCTTTGCGCAGCATCGGCAAAGGTAAAGCCGGCGAGACTTCATCGCCGGCTTCTTTTTTCAGAGCTTCCGCTACCTCAAGACGCAATCGCGCCATCGTATATTGCTCCCAAGCTGTGCGTTTCTTCCCCCACCAATGATTCACATCGGCATGGTTACTGGCAAATCCTTCCTTGTGCAGCTCGGAATGGCATTTGATTTCAGCTGGATTGATACCGTACTCCTTGCAAAGCTGAATACACAGCCAGCGTACGCAGCCGTACAGATAAGCGGCCGCCACGGCTGTATCATTCTTTGAAGAAGGCTCGCAGATCTCAAACCCAACACACCAGTTGTTTGCATTGCCGTTCTTGCCGCTGCCGGAAAGCCATGGCCGCACATCCCAATCGAGACATTGCATAATACCGTTTGTGTCTATGAAAGCGTTAGGGCATTTTTCATAAGTAGAATCATTCCATCGCCGCCATCGATCACGATTTGTACCTTTACAGCCGACGGAATGAACCTGAATGCCGGTCGGTGTACGCCGTTTATTCGCTTTATAGCAGCGATTTTTCGTCATAAAAAACTCTTCGACAGGGTAGAGTTCGTTCTGTTCCATTTCCCCCACCTCCATCAAGAAAATGTCAGTGTCATTGTGGCTGCGTGAAGCACAGCCATCGCGTTATTTGTGCCACCTAAAGTGCCAGAGATAACAACTGTCACGAATCCATCTGCGTTTACTGTGGCTGTGACCGTTGTTGAAGTATTTGATCCGCTGCCCATTGCCGTAAACGCTGTCGCGTCTGTCGGCGTGATCTTACCGGACGCTGTATGAATATAGCCTGTGCCGGATACAACCACATTCTGTGCAGTAATTCTGCGACCAAGAGGAATCGTGAACCGCGCTTCAGAATTCGATGACGTAATCACGCCGGAAAAACACACCTGAGACATCGTCATTGTCTTGCCGGCTCCGATAACTATATTGGCCGCCTCTAAACTTGTTTGACCTGTGCCGCCTTTGCTGGGCGGCACAGTGCCTACCAGATCCGTGGCACTGATTTCGTCCGTTGTGGCCAGCTTTTTCCAGGTTCCATACTCCAGCACGCCGGCTGTATCGCGCGTTCGTAGATATCTTGTGTAGATATTACCGCCATTGATCGTAATAAAAGCCTGCAGCCCACACCACCATGTGCCTGTCGGGACAACGGATGTAGATTTTTCATCGTCGCAAGTAGACATAACGATCAATGTGCCGGCTTCATTAGCCGGCATATGACTGATGCCGGCTGCGCTTGCCGTATGAACAGAATAATATCCATAAGTTGTACAGTTATTCAGATCGGTACCGGAAGCAAGTTCACCCTGGTAAATGATATGACTATAAGCCTTTGAAATATCAGCGCCACCGATCATAGCGGACCATGTAGAGTTCACCGTCAGGCTGTTGTCTGTTGCTGATGCGGCTGTGCCGATACCAATTGCCTTGCCGCCGTCTCTGAAATGCAGAACGTATGTAGCCGTCGGTACTGTAGCCGTACCGATAGCCAACGCGCCGGTCTTATCTCTCAGCCGCGCTCTGATATTGTAAGCATTGTCAGTACTGATCTGGCCGTTGCCAATAATAACAGGCGTGTTATTTGTGAACGTATAGCCGGCTTCAGTGTAGTTTGCATCAGATGCTTTTTTATACCATGTCGACGTAGCGCTAATTGCATTATTGCCGCCAACAGGAGCGATAGCGGCCGTAACGACGAGTCGTACATAGGTACCTAAGTCATCTAATGTACCGTCCTGTAAGCAACGCTTCGCTGTAATACTCTGAATATACGGCTTAAAATATTCTGTAACTGTAATTGTTTTTGTTACGGTTGTCGTTCTGCCGCGAGAGTCCGTAACGATAGCGGATATCGTTCGAGAACCCTTCTCTGTCAGCAATCCGGAAGTAGCCGAATAGGTTGTACCGGAAGCTGTTCCAGAGACAGAGCCGCCCCAGCCAGTAAACTGAACACCAGTAATTGTGCTGCCATATATGCCTTGTACGTTCGCCAATGATAGCTGTGCTTTGCTGTAATTCTGAACAAATAAAGAACTCCAGCCATCAGGTATAGCCACGTCAGCCACCGGGCTGACGGTAAACGTACCGGCAGTAGGAACAACATTCGTCGGCACCGTGAGCGTGTAATGATACTGGATGGACCCTACCTCCGTGCTGCCGTTATAGGTGAACAGCCTGAAATATAACGTACCGCTCGTTGCGTTCTTTAATTCTGACAGCCAGGTTTCATTAACTGGCACGTTGATGTTATAAGTTGTTGTGCCGGCCGGCAGCATATCAGACCAGGCCACCCTGCCGCCCAACGCATATTTGATGCGATGTGTATAGCTGGCGTTAGAAGGCACGATTGTAATCGTCTTGTTCTGTCCGGCATCAATTGAGCCAGTGTTAAATGTTGCCGTAGAATTCGGCAACTCATAGTTGACTGTTAAAGCCAGATTTGTAAACTGGCAGGTAGACGAACCGGAAGCAGACGCATAGCCTGTAAAAGAAAATACAATCGTGAACGTTCCGAAAGTGCCTCCTGATATATTTGAGAACCAAGACGTCACATCCGGCGCGTTGGCGCCGGTTTTATCATTCGTAACGTCCACGCTGATATTGTTTGCTTCAGCAGAACGAACGCCTGAGCCATAGGTTTTTGCCGACAGAACAGCCGACGTTACTCGGCTGCCGGACGGAATAGACGCCAAGTTGACAGATACATTTTTTGTCGGCGTAGAAGGTGTGCCGAATTCATAATGGGACGTATGACCAGATGGGCCATAGCCATCGTCTACAACTTCTACAGACCATGTGCTGCGTAATGAAAAATCATCTATCGTGAATGTTGCTGTTGCCATATTTATTCACCTGACCCTCCGGTATAAATCAACGCCATACCGGTATCGGTCGGCACAAAGGAAAACTTTCCTAACTTCAGCGTCGTTAAAATTTCAGCGTTTGTGATGTGCATTGTGTTGTTGTCTATATAAGCGATCTCTTCGTTGTCTTCCATAAACGCAAGCTTTTCATTGTTCAGCCGCGCAGTAAACGGGCTGTCGCTGCGGCCAAGCAGAATGCCGTCATCACTGAAGTTGATATAGCTCTTAGACTGCTCAACGTAACTGTTGGCATTCTCTGCGTACGTCTTCGTCTGCTCAAACTCCATCATGATGTCGGCTTTAGTCTGCGTCACCGTTGTACCGATTTCAGTACGAAGATCGGACAAATCGCTCTGATACAGCTCGTGTTCTCGGACCGTTGCTATAATCGCATCATTCGTGATTTTCTGCTCGGCGGACGATACGCGCTCGATTAATTCAAGCTCACGGCTTTGCCCGTCTTCGCTGGCTTCGATCCAGTCTGAAGGCTTTGTACCTTGCTCGAGCATCGCGTTGTAGAAAAGATACGTATCGTTCGTCCCGGTGAACAGATAGATATATTCTTCTGTACCTCTTGGCTCAACGTTCGTAATCGCGATACGGGTCCACTGATCTTGCAGTACTTCAAACGATTTGCCGGCACCGAAAAGGTTGACGCTGACGCTCATTTGAGCGTCAACCGTCGGTGAAGAACCATACACCCATACGGAAAATGTGTACGGGCCTTTTGGATGAGGCAGCGTTTCAATCAGGTACGCTGAACCAACGGCATTAGAAATAGATAAAACATATTCGGAATTGCCAGTCATGACTGTTGCCAGTTTTCTGACGGCCGTTGCTGTGTCGGCCAAATACATCATCTCCTTTAGGCATATTTACGATATGCGTTTTTAATATCTGTCTTGTCTAAAACAACGTATTGCATCGTAGTATCTAATTTGTCGTGTCCAAGAATGGCCGCCACTTCCTGAATCGGCATACCGTGCCTGATTAAACTTGTAGCCGCCGTTCTGCGGAACTTATGCGGATGCACGTGTTCTACCTTTGAGGCTTCGCCAAGCCTGACCAACATCTGCCTGACGCCGTGGGGCGTCAGGCGTTCACCGCTTCGGTTCACAAAGAGCGCTTCGCAATTATCTTTGCGTTCATTCAGATAATTCTGCAAAGTCATGGCGGCTATCTGATCCAAAAAGACAACTCTTTCTTTGTTACCTTTACCAAGAACCGTGCATTCTAAATTAATCAGGTCTAAGTCATCGCGGTTCAGCTGCGTCATTTCTGAGATACGGCAGCCTGTCGATTTCAGAAAACAAATGATGGCACGGTCGCGGATGTTTTTACAGCCAAACTTCATGCGTTCAATATCGGCTTCGGTGTAAATATCTTTCTGCTTCTTCTGATATTTGATTGTGCCGAGATTTGCTGTCGGATTAGCCGCGATCAAGCCTTCTCTCTGCAGCCAGTTAAAGTATGCGCTGAATACCTGCCGCATACCTTCAAGTGTTCTATCGGAAATGCCGCGATCTTTTTCGCTCGATATGAAATTTCTGAGATGGTACACCGTAATTTTGCGAGTCGGCACTTTTACAGTTTGCATCATCCTTGAAATAATGTATTTGTAGCGGTCAATTGTCTTTGGACTTTTGCCTTCTATAAACAACGCACTCAGATAAGCGCCTAATAAATCGTCTGTTGCATCTGGATCAAACGCAATCTTTTCAAGCTTGTAAAAATCAAGCTTTTCTGACAGCGTACTGAGTACTTTAGACATCATAGATACTGTCAATTGGTCTGCTAAGGAGCTTTCTACTTCTCTTAACAGTACAGCTTTTGCTTCTATCGACACTATAATCACCTCACAAAAGCTTAAAATGATAACGCCAAGGCGCGGTAGCCTTGGCGTTTGTTATGAACCTGTGTTTATATATTATAGCTTGACGTTCCAATCTCTGAACCGGTGTCTGGTAGTGACGGAAGCATCATCGACCCGTTTGATCCCCCACTTTAATCCACGCTTGATTTAAGTCTAATTCATATATCTGGTCGAAGCCAGCTGTATGAGCGAGGCTTCCAGGAGCAAGCTTGTTCGTAGGCAAAGCTTCAAGATCGTCTGAAGAATCAATCATAAACTCCTGATGACGGTAGCCGAAGTTGCCAAACTCTTCGCCTGCTTTCAGTAAAACATAAGCCATAGAATCACCCTTTCAAAAGGTATTCTAAGAAGGGCTGCTTTACAGCAGCCATTCTTTTATAGTTACTGTGTATACAATTTTCTAAACACGTGTATAATAGTTTGTGTTGATGAGTATTAAGGTGTTAGTTGAAACTTGCCTTATGATGATTATGCTGTGCCACCAATGACTTTCGCGCTCCATTGACAAAACCCACTTTAAGGCACTATCATGTATCATCACAATTTAAGGAGGTGCTATCATGGGCATCAATGGTGGGCGGTCGCTCAGAGGGATTGAAGAGGAAGGATACGTTCGTCACAACATCAGCCTTCCACCTTCGATCAATGAGCGGTTGGAGAAGTTCATGAAAGAGGAAGAGCGACCTCGGTCATGGACGATCCAGAAAGCATTGGACGAGTTTCTGAAGAAGCGGGGCTATTGACAGCCCCGTCTTTTACTTTGGTGCAAGTCCATTTCGAATACACTCTTCCCTGATCCGCTTTCGTTGGAGAGGTTTTACAATCAGGTAATCAAGAAGCAGACCAACAACAATTCCAATCAATGCGTACATCTTGGCCCCGTTTCCGGGGCGATGCTACTGAAGCGGAACGGCTGTTGTTGTCGGAGAGCCACCACTATACTGCATAGCATCACCCCCTTTACACATGAGTGTGTAGTAGTGTGTTAAGGTGTTATTTAAGTTGCCCTTTAATCATCTTCTTTACGCTATATCATTCGTTATCGTTTTCAAAGCACTCCAATACGCACCGTGTCCAAAGATCGTCGTCTTCTCGTTTCGATTCATCACTTTGCACATATACTGAAATGTTTTTTACAGGCATGGTTTATCCTCTCTTTGTTCTGTTACAGTCCCCTTTTAATAATCCTGTGTACTATAATCATCATCATCGGAAACCAAATTACGGAACAGCGAATACACATGCCCTGTACGTGCCACACCCGGAGCGCCGTCCTGCCTGTCGAAAATATCCATCAGCGGAATGCCGCTTGCAGGTTCTGCGTAAAATGCCACAAAACGCCCATGATCAAAATTATCAGTGGGCCATTGCGTTGGTTCAACCGGAATGTTCGTTATCTCATAGATCACATACTGCCCATTTTCGTCCGCAATCCTGCTGTCTGTGATAGAGTATGTTTCACCATCCGGCAGATATACAGTGATCGTGCTGTCGGCAATCGCATAACCGATCTCATACGTTGCCGTATAATCGCTGATCGTATAGCTTTTCGTTCCCAGCGACGTCAACGTGCCGCTGACAAATACACCGACATTGACATACGTCTGATAGAACACCACATGCACACTGCCCCCGGTAATATCGTGCACGTAGTTTTTGCCGTTTTGTTCGCTGATAAGCGCAATCGATCCCGCCTGCCCAAACTTAACTTTGCATTTTATCGTTTTGCAATCGTCGCCAATATCAGCGGCAATGTATTTAGCAATCCGTTTGTCGCTGTTGATATGATCATTGTTGCATGTCAGCACGCCGTTTTTGATGTAAAACTGTTCAAATACGCGGTAATCAATTTCGCTGATATTATCCTTCTTGATTTCCTGATATGGGTAATATGTACCATATGACGTTTCATCAGTAAACTCGATCATGAATTTATGATACTGGTCGTTGTCGGTGTAGAACGTCACCCGCACATACGCCGCGCCTTCCGGCAGAGTAATTGCAGCGCTTCCGCTGTAGTTGCCGCTCTTAAAAGTTTTGTCCGCTTTATAAAAAACAACCCGTGTATAAATGATATACCGTGTACCGCTTGCATCAGCGGACGGGACGATATACGTTTTGTCTGACGGCACAGGAATAAAATCCGTTGTATGCTGTCCGGTCACCGTTGAATCGAGCTCACCAGTTGATGGGTTGATCATGCCGACAACCAACTTACTTTCGTCGCATTTATTTACGCCGATAATATCATCGGTCATGGGATCAACAGCGCTCTTTAAATCTGCTATTTCCGCTGCGTCATGGTCGTGCACATTTTTAAGTACGTTAAAATTTACTAATTCATTTCCTGTTGCCATTACACATCAACTCCTTTATGTAATGTTAAGATAGGATTTAGCTTCGGCAACAGTGCCCACAACTAGCTCTGATTGCACTTCGGCCAGCTGCGCCTGTAAAGCTGCGAGCTGTTCGGATACAGCTCGCAGGCTGCCATCATAGTCATGAGACGAAACCTTCCGTGTCATCAGTACAGCTTCTACCTGAGCGCCGATTTCAGCCATGCCAGCGATAGACGGATGACCGTCCGTCTTCGCTACATTGGCCAGCTGAATTACAGGAACATTGTAATGTTCGGCAATCGTCTTCATGCTGATCTGGAAGTTCTCGTCAATATCGCAGTTGATAATAGCGACAACGTCAGAGCCCGGGCGATTGACCCGCAGCCAGTTCAGAATATAGGCGTAGGCCGGTCGGAACTGATTCAGCTGAGCCGCAGTCCAGCCACTGTAAACATAATCGCCGAGATCAGCAGTCCCCCATGCGTCATTCGTGCCGCCGAACACAAAGATAACGTCGCTCTCAGGAAGGTTTTTGATACGGGTCACAAAAGATTTAGCCGACTGGTCTTTGTTGTACGCATAGTTGCATACTGAAGTACCGGTATAGGAATCGTTCAGTTCCAGCGTCATATGATTCTGATCAGCGAATCGTTTCCACCACATCTGATCCACGGAATCCACGTCGTTGCCTGAGATCGGGTAAGATGTAACGTTGCCGGAGGGGATATAGCCGGCATAAGCGCTGTAAGAATCGCCGATAACAGAATATGTCTTGTAATTAGACTTTTCGCTGTCAACACAGATAGACACCGTAGAGCTGGTCTTCTTTGTGCATTCGTACCAGACAGCTACATAATCGTAATCGTTTTCAGCTACTAAGGAAACCATGCCGGAACCAGACAGCGCAGTAGATTGCGCAAGCACACTCCGGTCGTTGGAGAAAGCTACAGCTATTCCAGTGTAATCAGTAGCCACAACGTTCGATACGTTAACGTGGATCGTTTCACCCTTCAAAACTTGGAACGGAAAATAAGACGTTTTAGTCGTGCCCTCATCTGAAAACACAACTGACTTGATCGGCTTGATCATATCAGCCTGACGAGCAGCTTTATTTTTTCTGTTCAGATACACCGTTGCTTTAAAGGTAGCGGGTGCCACATTGAACCAATATGCGATCTGATTATAATCCTTTTTAGCAAAGAAAGTGTACATGTGCGTGCCAGTCAGTTTCTCTGAATTCTGAGGATGGGGTACTGTGCCATCTGCCAGATAAACACGATACGGCACGTCATCCGGAACCTCTGTGTAAATATACACCAAATCGCCGGTGTGAATACCAAGCGAAATATACGCAGCCTGGCCGCTGCTGCGGTGATGGTCTGTTGTTACAATAACCTGATCAGCCAGGCCTTCCATCAGAGCCTTTGCCTCGTCAGACATCATAGAACTGGCGCCGATGTTAGACAGAATCTGTTCTTTCTGCACATCAGTCAGCGTCTGTGCTGATATGCGAACGGTATCGGTATCTAAGGCTTCGATACGGTTCTCAATGTTAT